TGCAGGTTCCTGTGATGTCGCATTGCGGTTTGTTGCATTCAGGTTTTTCCCAATTTTCAAACTCTTGGCAAGGGTAGCGAACCCAACCTTGATAACTGCAACCGCTAAGAGTTACTGCGAGCAAGAAGGATGCGATAAATTTCTTCAACTTGTCGTTCCAATCGTGCAACTGAATCCTTCATGCTTGATCCGCCATTTGGCTTCAACTCTGCCAGGTAATGCTTGACAAGCCATCGAGTCATGGCAACAAATGCACCACCGATTGTCAGAAGTGAAACTGCCAACGCTGCCCAATCTTGAACGCTCATAAGCCAATTGCCATCACTTGAACAAGAGTGGTTCCGTTGTTGGTCACTCCATAGATTGGATTGTTCTTGTTTTGAAGGACTAACTTTTCACCGCTATCCAATTCAAATCCTGTTGAAACTGTGACATCAGCACCGCCGAGATGAACTGCCTGACCACCTGCTGCATGAAGATGAACCTCTTCTGCTTCGGCGGTGTTATCAACCAAAAGTGTTGGCGTTGTTGTCACGGTGACTTGGCGTGTGGAAATGGCCATTGTTACTCCTTGATTGTTGGGGAATGTTTAGCCTAGAAGAGCTGCAACTATTTTCAGTTGATTAGATGAGTTGATTCTTCAGTTGGTTCAGGTGCAATGAACTTTATTCCGTCGTAAGTCCAGCCAATACCAGCAGGATTTTCGTCTGTGTATTCTACGCAAAGTTTTTCTGTAACTATTTCTGCAACTTTTTTAGAGTCAGCAATAATAATGTTTTCAACAATGCCGTTGTCAATAACTGCGTAAGTAGCCATTTTGTTACCTTTCTTTTAGTTTAGTACCAAATCCAAATAAGACCAGCACCACCAGCGCCACTAATTCCAGAACTAGCATTGTTAGCGCCACCGCCCGCGCCACCGCCACCGCCATTTGTACCAGCCGTTCCAGCCGCACCGCCAGCACCGCCAGCACCGCCTGTAATAACGCAACCTGTATCTACGGTATAAGTAGAACCGCTTGAACCAGTACCGCTTTGTGCGCCACCAGAACCGCCACCACTACCGCCAGCGCCAGCGCCGCCATTACCGCCGGTTGTTCCACTACCCGCAGTTCCATTTGAACCAATTGATTGTATTCCAGCGCCACCACCGCCACCGCCACCAGCCAGTCCGACGCCAGCGCTATTACCACCAGAACCGCCACTTAAACTTCCAACACGAGAAAGACCGTTAAATGTTGGTGGAGTACTAGAGCCACCGCCAGCGGCACCTTGTCGTCCACCACCGCCACCGCCTGCACTGCCACCGCCTAATAAAAATACATTGGGGCTAAAATAACTATTAGTAACTGCAGTCTGAGCACCAGTATTATTACCAGAAGCACCACCGCCACCGCCAACAGCAAGACAAATGTTGGTTATCGATGTTGTTCCGCCAGTATTACCAGTTGCGCCTGTAACTGCCGTTCCACCTGCTCCGATAGTGCAAACATAAGTTCCGGGCTGAAGATTTACAACTTTAAGTAAAGTTCCAGCACCGCCACCACCGCTGCCTGTGTTGTAAACTCCGTTGTTTGGGTCAGAACCGCCTGAACCGCCACCGCCAAGAACATAAAGATAGTTTGTTTGAGCACTTGTAGGAATTGTAAAAGTTCCAGTAGAAGTTATTGTTTGTTGAAGCGTTAAAGCAGGTGTGCCAGCGGCAGGTACTTGTGATGAACCCATGATTTATACCCCTTATACGATTTCTACGCCTGAGACGTGGAATGAAACTGTTACCGCGCTTGCGCCACCTGTGATTGTTTGTGTAGCGGTAAGTGCTTGTTTTAGGTCAATATAAACAGTTGCGTTTGCAGCAATAGCGGTTGTTGTTTGTAATGCAGTATTTGAACCAGCAGTACCCATACCAAGAGTAAATGTTGCAGCAGAAGCAGCAGTGTTAGTGATAGCAATGTTGCTTACGATAGTAGTGGTTGAGGCTGGAACAGTGTACAAAACTGTCGTTGTCGTTGTTGTCGCTGCTCCGCGAAATAAAGGTTTCGGTGTTGCTGGCATTTACCATGCTCCCATCAAGTCAATGAATATATTGTCTGTAAGTGATCCTACACTATTTGTTCCTGTTTGTGTCAGATTTGCTGCCGTTCCTAATGTAACAGTACCAGTCAGGGTTGGGCTTGCTGCAAATACTAAGGCACCTGAACCTGTTTCGTCTGAAATCACTCCTGCTAACTGTGCTGAAGTAGTTGCAGCAAATTGAGCTAAAGTTCCTGATGTTGCAGCTCTTGATGTATCAGTTGGGTGAACGTGATCTGCGCGAGCAGTTGTTGTTGCCGTTCCTACCGCAGCGGTTCCATTCACCACAGGAGTTGTTGAACTGAGTCCAGTAATGCTATTGAAAGAAGTTCCAGTTGCCACACCAATGTTGGGTGTTGTCAATGTTGGGCTTGTTGCAAGTACCGTTGCGCCGCTTCCTGTGGTTGATGTTGTTCCTGTGAAATCTGCATCCCATGAAGCCGCTGTCGTTCCTGATGTAAGGATGCACGTGATCATATAAGTGTTTCCAGCCGGAATTGTCACCACGGTGTTGAGACCTGATGATTGAACTGTCAACGCTCCTGTGCTGTTGTTATGAATTATGAACGCTTCGCCTAAAGCCAATGTTGAAGTGACAGGCAGCACGATTGTCTGTGTGGTTGTTCCTGTGAAGAACTGAAAATGTGCGCTTGCTGCTGTCAGCGTTGTTGTTCCTGCTGCTGTTGCTGTTGTCGCATAACCGACTGGTACTGTTGTATCAAGTGTGAGAGTTACGGTTCCACTTGTGCCGCCACCTGTTAATCCTGTTCCTGCTGTGACTCCTGTGATGTCACCAGAGCCAAATGAGTTCCAAGTTGTTCCATCATAAATTGTGACATCATTGGTATCCAATAAATAGGCGACCATTCCTTCTGAAACAACTCCGGATAGTGCGGTATTGCGAGCTGTTGCAGATGCGAAGACCATCACGCTCTGTTGCATCAGGTAAGTGTTGACTTGTGCTGCTGTCAGCACATCTCCTGTTGCGAATAACTTGTACCCTGCTCCTGCCATGATTTCTCCTTGTTAGTAACTGAGAACGCCTGTAACGTCCAGAATTCCTTGCGTTGAACTGTCGAGGATGAACGCTTGGATAATCGGTTCGCTCGTCAGTATCTTAGTGGTGAATGTCGTTTTTGTTATGTCGTGCTGCAAACCCTGTACGAACAATTCCCTGGTGATTGATGTGGCTCCTGGCATCGTCTTGGTGATGTTGACGAGGTCGAAGATTTCAAGGTTCAAGCCTGCGATATTTCGTGCCTGTTGATCTGGGTCAACTAGATTCAGGGTCATGGAATCGATGCGAACTAGAGAGTCTTTTCTAGCTTGCAAAATCATACTTGCCTGATCGAGTGATTCGGCATCTGTCTGAACTAGGATTCCATCTCGTTTGCCTGAGTGGATAAAGTAGTTGTCAATCGATGTCTGATCTGAGACGATTTGGCTAGTTCCATTGAGTCTAGTGACCGAGACATTGTTCACAATCAAGGTATCGTCAAAAGCTAAATCAATCTGCTGATATTCGATTTGAGTTCCATCATCGCTGAAATTTGTCGGTGTTGTGTCTGCAAATAGGCTGACTGTGGTTCTTGAGTAAAAGGTTGCATTTCCTTCTGCATCTATAAAGAACCCACCAAATTCGCTGTTTTCTACAGTTTGAATTGCATCAAGCAAGTTTCGAGATGTTCCTGGGTCTGCTTGAAGGGTGCTATCTCCTGCATTGATGTCTCGTTGAGATGCTGGCCAATCCACAAGATCGAGCAAGTTTCCTATGCGTGCGCCACTAAGTTGACCTGCGCTTGTTCCTGGCACGCTAGTAATTGCGATGTTATTGAGAAGTCGGAAGCCATCAACGCAATTGAGAATGACTCGTGATGCTTCATTTATGCCGAGAGCAAATGTCGTGTCATAACTCGTGATGAATCCTGAATACAGGTAATAACGAATGCCTTCGTAATCGGCATAAATTCGAATTTTTCGAAGTGGAATGAGTTTGCCGTAATAAGGCCCTGATGTATTAGCAGGATTGAAGTCGCCTGTTTCATCGAGTAGCTCAACGGTGGCTGTTCCTGCTTCAAATTTACTGAGAATTCTGTTTCGGCCTCGTCGAATCGATGCTCGTAATACGATGGGTGAAACATCGATTGAATCGTCGGCATCTGCAAGTTGCCCTGTTCCCAATATGCCCTTTACCACGTCATCTAAAGTGAAGGCTGTGGAAACAAATGCTGGCCCATTTGTAAAGTCAATTGTGACTCCGAGTTGTGGAATACCTGCCATTATAGTGTCGTCGCATCTTTGAGAATTGTCTGACCGCTATTTTGCGCCTGAAGCAATCCATCCCGAACAGTTGTGATTAAGTCTTTCTCGGTTGTCACATTGCCCTGAACGGTGACATTTATGGTTGCCCCTGCACCATATTGTGCTGCTGCTTGGGCTGCATACCGTGAGCCTGAAATAGATGCGCTAAGAGATGCTCCACCTGCAAGTCCAGACTCAAGGGATGACTGTGCCATTGGATTGGTGAGTGCAATTGAATCAAGCATTTTTTGATATTGTGCTGCTCCTTGCGCCGCATAACGCATTCCTGAAATTTGCGCAGGAGTTAGTGTCGTTGCAACGCTAGATGGCATTGTTGATAAAAGTTTCTCTGCTTCTGCTGGCGTCAATGCTTCAATTGCCGATGGTGTCACTCCTAGAACCTTAGGCGCCGTCGGTGCCGTCGGTGCCGTTGGCGCAAGTTTTACTCCAACAGCTTCAATATAGGCATTGAGGGCTGCAAGGGCATCTTTCCAAGACTTTTCTGCCTGATTGCCAGGTGTAGGCCACAAATCAGATGGAGTTACACCTTCAGAAATTTTCTTAGCATAATCTGAAACTTCTTTGCTGGTCAGTTTCCACTTGTCCATCAAAGCATTAACTTCGGTTTGATCTAGTTTGCCATCGTTGATCGCCTTGAAGAAGTCAAGATACATCTCTGCTTGTTGCTTGGTAACTCCCCATTGCTTTGCAAGCAGTTCAATTTCTTGTGTTGAAAGTTTTGCATCATTGACTGCAAAAATGGCAGTTGTGTAAGCAACAACTGCTTCTTGGCTGATTCCCCATTTGAGGGATAGAAGGACAACTTCTTGATCTGAAATTTTTTGATCTGCAACAACTCCAAGCAAATCAACATATCGCTGAACTGCTTCATTTGCCTTCATTTGAGCATTCATATTTTCAATGATTGCTGCAAGTCGGCGTTGCTCTTCAAGATTGCCTTGCTTGAGAAGATTTAGGCGTGCTGCTTCAAGCTGAATTGGGTCTGTATCTGAAACATTTTTGATGCCAAATTTGTCAAGACCTGCTTTTTTGATTGCAGCACGCATTTCTGCGGCTTTCTTTTCAGCAGCAGTAAGAAGTTTTGTGTTTTTTGTTGTAGTTGTGACGATCTTGTTGTTCTTGATGTTGGCTGCTGCAACCTGCTTTGCAAATTCATTGAGTTCAATCAGATGTGAGTTATATACCTGAGTTGACGTTGAACCCTTATCGGTCGCCGCTGTCATTTTATTGATAGCAATATATGCAGCACCTGATGCTGCAACAAAAGTTCCAATGGCTGCTGCTGCTGCGATTGCCGAAGCACCGCCTGTGGCAAACGCGGTTGCCGTGCCTGCGGCGGTTGCTGCTGCTGCCTGCCCAACAAAGGCTGATCGTAAAAGACCAACGGCGGTGACAATGGCATAAATTCCTGATGCCAATTTTGCACCGACAAAGATTGCTGCAAATGCTTTGACAACCTCTAAATTGTCAGAGATGACTTTGAAGAATCCTGCCAAGCCTTTTGCAACTGTAACAAGAACATTGCCAACATCTCTCAAACCTGCTGCAAGTTCATCTTTATTTGTGTTGATCCACATTTCAAGCACAGGAAGAACATCAGAAACAATATATTCTGCAAATTCTTGAACAACAGGAAGAAGGGCATATCCCAAAGTCTCAAGAATTTCACCATATGCAATTTGAAGTAACTTTAAGCGACCTTCAAGACTATCTGCTGCGGTGATTGCTGCTCCACCATAGGCTTTTGTTAAGGCATCTACTGCTGCCTTGAAATCTTTATTTTTGACAATTGTTTTGTCAATGTTCACGCCAAGTTTTGTGAGTGCGCCAATGTTCCCGTTATATGCCTTTGCAATTGCTAAGGAAACAGTCTGCAAATCTTTTGTTGTGCCGGCTGCGGTATCTAATGCAACATTCTGAAGAGCCTGTGCCTGTGTCAAATCACCTGTTGCTGTGGTGAGTGTAATAAGACTCTGACGAAGTTCTGTGTCAGATACAGCGACAAGCATCTGTTGTGCTGAAATATAATCTTCAACAGCTTTGATTGCATCATCGGTTGCACCTGTTGTGTTGCGCAAGGAATTGGCAAGAAGTGCCTGTGACTTCTGATCCTCAATTGCACCTTTGACTGCATCAATTCCAACTTTTGTTGCAAAAGCGCCAACTGCAATTGTTGCAACGCCAAAGGCTTTTCCAATTTTCTTTCCTGAATCAATAAATTTTGCTTCAAGATTCTTGAGGTCTTTGACTGCTTGCTTTGAACCTTTGTCATTATAGACGGTGATTATGCGCTCAACAATTGACACGATTTACACCTCTCTAAAACCGACTATGGCATCAACACGCCTCTGTGCTTTTTCAGAGGCTCTGTCAACGGCTTCTTTAATTCCTCGTAATGCTTTATATCTATTGTTATCAACTGCACGGATAAGTGCGCGACCTTTATCTTTGCCATCCCCACGAGCAGTTGGCAAAACGCCATGTTCTCTTTGAATCACGCCAATAAAATGTTGTGAAGCCTGTGGATTGCGTGAACGGCTTGTCTTGCTTCGTGAGCGTGATGCCGCACTTCCTCGACCTGCCGTTTCAAAGATTGCTCCACCTGGGTCACGCTGAATGACTCCGTAAGTGTTACGAAAACCGCTGCCGTCTTTTTTGATGGTTGCAGCAGTTTGTTTGATTCCTGCCTTAGCTCGTTCGGCATCGTAAGCAATGAAACCGCGAGTTTGATCCGGCGATAACGGGCCGACTCCATTGAATCTTTTGAAGCCGCCTTTTTGCCATCCTGAAGGATGGATTTGATTGCTTCGCGCCTTCGCTCGTTCTTTCATGTATATGACTATTGCTTCAAGTATGCCATCAGGAGCATCAAGCAAATCAATTGGAGATATGCCTGTCTCCACAGAAACTGCTGCTAACGAATAAGTCAGACTGTCTCTGTGGATTCGAAATTTGGGTTTGAGTCCAAAGATACCGATTCAAGTGTATCCAAGAATTCAGGCCCAAATGGTTTTACAACGTGTCCGTTTGATTTAAGTGCAAGCCAACCCAGGTAATAGATATGTTCTAGTTTCTGTTCTTCACCGATGAGTTTTGCTAGACCTTTTCCATATTTCTGTTCAAAATCAACGATGATGCGCGGGCGTAATGAGAACGTTTTATCCACGCCATCAGTCGTCTTAACTTTGATATTGAGTCCATCCATCTTTGTTTCCCCCTGTTTTCTTTAGGATGTTGCTTTGGTAATTGCGCCGGAGATCGGCCAAGTCACACTTGCAGTTGCTAATTCGCCAACGGAGCCATTAAGAGGTGTCCATTCTGAAATTAGAGCTGAGAATGTGTATTGCGGATTGATTGTTGTTGTTGTTCCTGCTACTGGCTTAGCAACGACTGTCGCTGCTGTTCCAAGTAACGGATAAATTGTTTGCTCTAGTGCAGATGTTGCATAATCCTGATTGAATTCAAATGTCACAGAATTATCTGCTAATCCAGCAATGCGTGTCTTTGCTGTGTTTCCAAATGCAGTTGTCTCAACGATGTCATATGTTGTATTGAGACTGATGCTAGTGATGTATTGACTCAAATCTGTGCTTGCAACGACAACAGATGCGTTTGTGAGTACAAGTCTTGGCATTATACGACCGCCTTAGTGATTGCTCCGCTGATTGGCCAAGTAACTGATGCTGTGGCCAATTCACCTACGGCTCCGTTGATCGGAGTCCACTCTGAAATGATAGCAGAACAGGTGTAGCTTGGATTGAATGCACCTGTAGTTGAACCATTTGGCTTAACAATTACTGTTGATGCTGTTCCGAGAAGTGGATAGATTGTTTGTTCAACTTGAGATGTTGCGTAATCCTGTTGGAATTCTAGTGTTATTGAATTATCTACAAGACCAGAAATGCGTGTCTTTACGGGTGATGATGAGAATCCTGTTGTTTCGACTACGTCATAGGTTGAGTTGAGTGTTACGGATGTGACCGTATTGCTCAAGTCAACTCCGCCGACGGAGACGAATGCGTTGGTAAGAACTATGCGCGGCATTAGTTAGTCGCTCCTTCTTTTATTTCGGTTTTGATGGATGGGGTTTCTTGTGTTGTGTTGCTTGCTTTAATGTGGTTTCCAGCAATCAGATTTTCTGCGCTGACTCCTGCATCTTGCAATTCTTTTACTGTAAGTATATCGCCTGTGGTCTTTCCGCAGACTTCTCGATCTGAAGTGACGATGTATGCCATTGATTCTCCTTATCCCCACATCGTAATTCTGTAACGATAGGAAAGAAATGTGACTCCCTGTGAATCATAAGTACCTGCTTCTGCACCTGTAACTCGCAAGGTGTTGACTGTTCCCCCAAGAGTGCGATCACCTTCAATTGCTGCTTTTATGGAAGTTGATCCTGAACCTGCAAGGTATGAATCAAGTTTGTCCTGTCCAGCACGCTCTGAAAAGCGTTGCACAATCACAAGGACATCAACCTGCGCTTGGTCAAGACCGCGAGCATTGTTGATATCAAATGTGAAATCCAATTGTCCTACTACGGCACAGGGCGGAACTACCGTGTCAGGAATCAAATCATAGGCTCGTAAGCCTGTAATTGTTTGCAGTCGTGTTTTAAGACCATCTCGAACTTGACTTGGGTTCATTATTTAGCCAACCCATTGTTCTTGCGGAAAGGTCGAAGCAAGGCTTCAACATCAGGATCAAGGCGTGAAGTAAGTCTGACAGTTCCAAGTTCAGGGGTTCCTGCGATTCCAAATGGTGATTGTCGGCGAACAAAGATTCTTGAAGATTGAATCAAGCAAGCTGACTGCACCTCATAAGGAACCGCGCTCCAACCCCAAATGCCTGTGATTTTGCAAGCCTGTGGCAAGTAGTAAGGCCACACATAACGACCGATTGCAAGGATTCGCGTGAAAGGCCACCCTCTTCGTGGATTGTTGATGGGTTCAACCATGAAATCACTTGTTGACCATACCGTATCCCAAGTTTGATTGAAGTTGTCATCAGTTGCAATCTGTGTGATTGTGGTGATGTCATCAACATTCATTGTCCACGGATCAAGGGCGGTGTAATAGCGAGCAACAGGTGCTTGTTGAGTTCCGTCTTGATAGAAGAATCGCCCTGTGTAGTCATCAATCATTCGACTCGTTGCGTTGATGGCTGCTTCAAGAGCTGCATCATCTGTTGAATCGCTGATTGTCAATGCTGCCTTCAACTCGGCAAGTGTGGAGTAACCGTTAGTGATCGCCACGCTTTATCCTCTTTTCTGCTTTCGGCAGGATTGCTCGTT